AACCAGTTGGAGAAGTCCTCGTTGATGATGAACTTGACCGTCATCTCGCCGTGCTGCAACTTGTCGCCGAAGAACTTCAGGGACGGAGACAGGGGGACCGGAATCTTGAGTGGCTCCATCGTGGTCTGCGGGAAGGACACCTCGGTGCAGAAGAACACCCCACCCCGCACCTTCGGAATCATCAATCGGAAGTTGGTCGTGAACGCAGGGTTCGTGTTGATGGGCTGGCGGTTGGCTATGCCTGCCTTGCGGTCCGTGTCAAAGTAAACCCCACGAACTCCGAATGGATTTGACTTCTTCGCGACACCCAAGGGGTCCAGAAGATTGTTTTTGATGTTGGGTGTAGGCTCATCTTCTCCTCCCGCGTCAGCATCATCGCTTTCGCCTTCATTGACTATAGGGTCATCGATTAGTAGGTCTGGGTCTATGGGAAGGGGAAGGTCTTCCTCGTCACCAAAATTCAAATCAATGATGGACACACCATTCCACACCTCAACATGAGGAGCACCCTGTTCCCATCCATTTTGCCCCTTGTCGAAAGCCACACCCTCCCAGCCGTCTTCGATCGGATTCTTGAGATTCAACCATTTACCCAGTGCTGTTTTTTCCCATGCTCCATGGAGACCTGCCATCCAAGGTAAATTGTAGTCGTAGAAACTGTAGGCCATCTTGCGGGTGATTTGCTCCAAGAACTCATGTGCGTGTGTCGAGTCCTCGTCAAGGTCCACCGGATTTCCACCATTCAATTCTCGCTTGGCATACTTTATCCACGAATAGACCGAGAGCATGGGTGGATAGCAAATCCCGCCGTATATCGTGTATGGGTTTGGATTGGCATCTACGAGGGCACTGTCGCTACCGTCAAAAGCAACATATGCGATGACATAAAAGATGTCGCCAACATCATTTTCGGTGAAGGGAACCATTTCATACTTGGCTCTGGGGCTGGGTATACCACCAACCCATTCCCTGTCGAGATAAAGGGTGTAGTATCCGTTGGTGGGTAGGTTGCTGCGAAAATCCCCCGCGCACTTAAGGATGCGATAGTGTTGAGTGGTGCTGGTATTGCTGTCAGGATCTTCCGTCACCCTGATGTATGAAAAATCGATGGTCGGACTCTTTCCCGCATGGGTGAATGTCCATCCTCTGGGAAATGGATTCTGAGACCATCGAAGGTATGCCATGGTCCCCGCAAATGTGTTTGTTTTTGTTTGGAGGAATCGCACCGGAGTTGTGATATCCAGTGTTCCTGCCGTAACTTGGGGAGAGTCGGTCACGCCGTGTCCAAATACACGATTGTGGACTTTCCCTAGATTTTTGTAATAGAGCATCCTCGATTGATCGATGTCCCCACTTACCTTGAAGTAGCAAATGGATTCCAACGATGTTCGTCTCGCAAGTCTTCTTTTCTTGCCTGCGTCGGTGTTTTTATTGCCGAAAACTTGTCGTTCCCACTCTCCCCTATTGACCACATATCCATCGGTCCCCCCGACAGATGCGCTTCTGTATCCCTTCATGGTACGGGTTTCCGCGTCATTCAAATCGGGCGAGTTTAGATAGGCATTCGCTCTCGATGTGATTACTCCTGTTGTCCTGTTTGCATAACTGCCGTACAACATGGTAGTTTCCGGAGCACGCATGTCGTCATTGTTGAGGAACCATCCTGCTATAATTGACCATGGTCTTGATGTGCATGGTCGCTGTCCGGCACCGCTACCCAATGATGCAAACGACTTGATGCCACCAAATGCATCAATTCCCCACTGGACAACAGACCGCAGTATCTTCAGTCGATTCTGTTCGGACAGGCTGGTGTTGCTTGCATCCGAGTAAATGGCCTTCAATCGATCGAAGAGTCCAATCTGATAATATGCCCCGTAAGAATCACCCGGAGTATTTGCGCCATGTGCTGGATACAGGGGCATGAACTGTGAGTAGGTGTTGCCATTTCCGATGGGGAAGCCATAGCAAAACTCCACGAAGTTGTTGTCCGCGTATGAAGGGGGTCTGTTTGAAGATGAGCCGGAGATGGTCGGCTTTATCTCCGCTCCCGATGGGACTCTCCCTGTTATTTCGGACAAAGCGTGAAGGGGTCTATTTGCAAGGTCTTCTTCTGGCCAGAATACCGGAGGACGGAAACAGGTCTCTTCCGGATGCTCTGCCAGAACGAAAAGAGTGCCATAACCGAGCACATTGCTGCGGTTACGGTGTTTTTGATACGGATACCCCCCCGAACGAGAAGTTGTATATGTGTTGGGGTCGTTGGGGTCGTAATTCGATTTTGCCACCAAAAACACATCATTCGCTGCGGCTGTGAAGCCTGTACCATTTTCGATGAGTGCCTTGTTCGCCATGAAGTCATCCAGTGCGAAATGGCTGTAAGAGGATTGAATGTCGGTGGACTTGGTTCTTTGCCTCCATCCTCCATCAAACGCATCAAATGTTCTGGAATCAAAAATACACCGATTAAATCTCTCCCTCGAATTTGCCGAGGGGGATGTGTCGATGATGCCCAATGGATTCTTGGCCATCCCGTTCAGGTATAAGTGACCGTAGAATATGCTGCCATTCGTATTGGTTGCCAAGGCATGATATTCCTTACGGAACGGATTCTCGGTGACGCTGACCCCACCGATGATGCTGGTGATATGGACATTCATCACCTTCATCCCCGACTGTGCGACGACATATGGAGACCCGTCCCAGAATGTCCCGTGGGTCAGACCGGACAGGTTGAGGGTCCATTCGTAAGTGATGCCCTGTGCTGTGTGGGTAATGGTGGTGGTCATGCCAAACCTATTTAGAACCAAAAGGAAAGGGCTGGGATTTCTCCCAGCCCCTCCATGCGTAGATGTCTACCGAGCCGAATCAGAAGAGGTTCGTGACCTTGACGATGCGGTAGTAGATGTTCTTGCGAACGGCGTTGGCATCGTACGGATCCGAAACGCTGGATCCTGCATTGATGGTGGCAAACGGGTTGTTGACGAGACCGTAGCGAGTCTTGAAGCCGATCTTCGGCTGGAAGGACTGCTCACCGACTGCACGGACCATCTGTAGCGGGACATACGGGCAGTAGAACATACCTGCGTCGTAAGCCGACGAACCCTTGTAACCAGCCATGAAGAAGTCATGGGAGGTCGTGAGCGACGAGTACGGATCAATGTACACGCGCAACTTGCCGTTGAGGACTCCGGCGAAGGTGTTGCCGGTGTCATCAACATTGAGGTTGGTGCTGAGAGCCGGAGCGTAGTCAAGCACGCCAGCCATTGAAAGGGCCGAAGCCACATCCGACGAGCAGACGATGAAGTTGCCCTTGCCTCGGCGAGTCTCCTTGGCAATCTGGTTGCACTCGCGCTCAATCTGGAAGAGCAGACCCTTGAACTTCTCAACGCTCCAACGACCGTTGGAGTCAACATTGAGGTCAAACACGCCAGTCGTCTGAGTCGTGCCGCTCTTGGCACCCAACTTGGCGTTGGCATAGATCACGCGAACGACTTCGCGGTTGATCTCAGCGAGGATTTCGCTGGACAGGATGTTGGCGAGTTCAGTCTCGGCATCGAGGCCATGGATCGCCTTGAGATCCTGAGCGAGTTCCATCGTGTACTCAGCCTTGAGAGCGCGGGTCTTTGCTTCAACCGTTGTCTTCTCAATGCTGAATGCCATCTGCGGGAACGGATTGCTGGTGGTATCACCGAGCGACTCACCCTTGTAGGTGGTGTATCCTGCGGTTCCCTTGACTCCCGACGGAGTACCGAGACCGTTGACCGGATCAACGCCACCGACATCAAACGGATCGGTGCTGTAGATACCAGCGGCAGTGGTGCCGGTGCTGCCCGAACCACCGAACGAGGTGTCGGCTTCCTGATACAGAGCCTCCGGACCGGTCTGATTGATGTAACGCGAACGCATGGCGAAGATAAGTCCGGTCGGACCGCTCATCGGCTGAACGCCGCAGATGTCATAGGCAATCAGGTTCGGCATTGCGCGACGAACGAGCGAGATGAGGATCGGATCCCAGCGAGCGACATTGCCGCCGCCTTCCTGACCGACCGACTGAGCACCGCTGAAGTTCGTCGGGACTGCTTCCTTGAGGTACTGCTCCTGATTCTCAAGAAGCATGGTCGTGACTGTACGACGGTACGAGTCCTTGATCTCCGGAAGGTCCGGATGCTCAAGGATGGGTTGCCACTTCTTCTGAAGGGCTTCTGAAATGGTGAGTTCCATGTAAAATTCTCCTTTGGGTTTTGGTGTTGCTGAAAGCGAACGAATTATTTAGCGATACTTATCGCTTGCTGAGTCTGCTGAGTGTCTTGGCGTAGGTTTCCATGGACTCGGTGAGTCTCTGGACCGGCTCGCTGGAGGCGACTTCGCCATCAAGGTTCTCCTCGATGGTGGCCGAAGTCACTTCGGTGAGAACCTGAGTCTTGCCGTTGCCGAAGTAGGACTCCTTGATGACACCCAACTTGTTGCGGACATCATCGTCCTCGCCGTCTAGGCTAACGCCTTCGGCTAGGGTGCGGAATCTTTCCTTCTGTGTGAGGGTCAGGTCATGAGCCATCTCGTCAAGGATCTGCTGCTTGCGGAAGCCGCGAATCTCCTTGGTCAAGGCGATGTTCTTCTTCATCTCCTCGTCAAGCGACTCCTTGAGGCTGTCCACCGCCTCGGCCATCTCGTCGGCGAGATCAACCTTGTTCTCGGGGACAACGATGTCGTGCTCAAGGAAGAGGTTGCGAAGACCGCTCATGAACTCCTCGGCGATCTCGGTGCGGACACCGCGATCAATCGCCAACTTGTTCTCGGTCATCCACTCTTCCACGACATACGAGAGGTACGAGTCCAACTGCTCCGTGAGCGAAGCCTTGCTCTCGTCAATTGATGTGATGAGGCGATTGTTGTACTCCTCCTCCAACTCGGCACGGATGGCATCAACACGCTCGGTGAGCGCAGCCTCAAAGATGGTGGAAGCCTTGGTCTTGAAGTCCTCGCTGAGTTCCTCGCCGTTGAACAGGGCATCCATGTGGACATCAATGTCCTCACGCATACCCTTCTTGGCGGCGACATTCGCCTTGAACTTGGAAGCGGCATCCCCACCCGGCAGACCGGTCTCAACCGGCTCCGGAACGATAGCACCCTTGCCGGTGCCGTCCTTGTAGAGACCCTTGTACTTGCCCTTGCCAGCCCCTGCTGCTGCGGGGGACTTGTTGGCGGCACCGCTCTTCGGCTCCTCTTCTTCTTCTTCCTCTGCCATGCCACGCTTGGCACTGAGATTCTTGGCCTGCTTCTCCTGAGCACTGGCCTCTTCAATGGTGTCATCGGACTCGGTCTCATCCTCGTCCAAAATGACCTCCTCGATTTCCTCTACTTCGTTGTAGTCCATGGGTATCTCCTTGGTAACTGGTATTTATGCTAACTCCATCGGTCGGTCACAGACTGCGGATGAATCGTGCGAACGCCTTGATCTGCTGCTCTTCAAGGTTGCGGGACGATGCCCGCCTGATGGATTCCTTGATCTCTTCAATCTCTCTTGCCTTGAGCACGCCGTTCTCGTAGACCCACTCTCTTCCTTCCATCACGCCACGCACGAATGCCTCGGGGGCGGAGGGGTCTGCTACGATGTCGGCTGCGGTGGAGAGACGGAAATCGTCCTTCACATAGTTGGCCCCGTTCTTCTCCTCAATGGAACCAACGCCACGGGAAGACACGCCCAACTTGGCACCCTCGTCCATGAGGTTCTTGACGATCTTGCCATAGGGGGTGTCCATGACCTTGGCCTTGCCGTAGAAGTTCTTGCCGTCCGGCTTGAGTTCGGTGATCATGTGGGACACTCGCTCAAGGTTGATGGTCGGACCCTCGGGGTGACCCAACTCGCCGAACGCACGCTTCTGCTCCACGAACTCCTTGCGGTACTGCTCCACCTTGTCCTTGAGCATCTTGAACTCATAGACCCGCCCGTTGCGATTCTTGATGTCTCCCTGTAGGAAGGTGCCCTCAATGAAGTAACTCTTCTGCCCGTTCTTGTCCTCGGTCAGAACCTCAATGTCCTCGTTGATCTCGCAGATGAGTTTCATGTGTCGGTGTCTCCTGTGCCTTGTCTTAT